GCGGCGGGTACAGACTCTGAGTGCCCTGCTACAGGCCCCTAACGGGCTATCGTGGCGAAGGCGGGAGACTGACCTTCACGGACCGTGGACAGGGGTTAGATTCACTCACAGTGCCATGCGGAAAATGTATCGGGTGCAGACTCGATTACGCCCGGGACTGGGCGATCCGCTGCACCCACGAAGCCCAGCTCCACGGAACGCACAACGAATTTATAACGCTCACGTACGACCAGGATCACCTACCGGAGGATCGGTCACTCCGATTAGAACACTTTCAGACTTTCATCCGGCATCTCAGACAATCAAATCCAGACAGAACTATCCGGTTCTTCCACTGCGGCGAATATGGAGAACAAAACTATCGTCCGCACTATCACGCTTTAATTTTCAATTACTCCTTCCAAGACAAAAAACTCCTTCGAGTGGACAAAAAAAACCAGACGCGGCTCTACAGCAGTCCAGAGCTTTCCGATCTATGGAGGAAAGGGCACGCGTCAACCGGCGCGGTCACGTTTCAGAGCGCCGGATACGTAGCTCGCTACGTCACCAAAAAAATAACCGGCGACAGAGCAAAGGACCACTACTGGACTCAGCCAGATGAAAATGGCGAGGTCCACAGGCTCAAGCCGGAATACACAACCATGTCACGCCGACCTGGACTCGGCTTCGACTGGTTCCACAAATACAAAAACGATCTCTACCCATCCGACCAGGTCGTTATCAAAATCTCAGAAAAGGGAGGCTACCGTTCCTACCCTGTACCCAGGTACTATGACAAGCTTCTCGAACGGGAGGACCCTCAACTACTGGAGGATCTTAAACAGGATCGCATCATCAAGGCCGCAACAAAGGCGGCAGACAACACTGCAGAAAGACTTGCAGTCAAAGAGAACATCAAAAATCAAAACGCCCGGCGACTTATTCGCCCACTGGAGCAAAAATAAAATGATCAATAAGGTATTCACAGTCCATGACATCAAAGCAGAGGCTTATCTTCCTCCCTTCTTCTTTCCAACCGCGGCAATGGCCCACAGGGCCTTTACCCAAGCTGTCAACAGCACAGATCATCAATTTGCTGCAACACCTGAAGATTTCACACTCTTGGAAATCGGAGAGTTCGATGATGAAACAGGCGAACTCAAAAGAGACGATCACCGACCAATAGCAAAAGGCCTGGAAGTCAAAAAAATGACTTCCACAGACTAAAGGAAGCCAAAAATGAGCAAAGCCACCCACACATTCTCTGAAGTTCCAAAGGCGGAAATTCAGCGGTCGTCGTTCGACCGATCACACGGAGTGAAGACAACGTTCGACGCAGGGAAGCTTGTTCCCGTATTCGTCGACGAGGTACTACCAGGAGATAGCTTCAATCTTCGCATGTCGGCATTCGGCCGCATGGCAACTCCTATCCATCCAATCATGGACAACCTCTACCTGGATTCGTTTTTCTTCTTCGTGCCGAACAGGCTCGTATGGGAAAACTGGCAGCGATTCATGGGCGAACAGGACACTCCCGATGCATCGACAGATTATCAAATGCCAACCCAGACCTACGCTTCAGGCTGCGCGCTCGACAGCCTGCAGGACTATATGGGCGTTCCTCCTGTTGTCCCTAACACTGTCATCGTCAGCCTGCCATCCAGATGCTATACGCTCATCTATAATGAGTGGTTTCGCGACCAGAACTTACAACTGCCCTACACGGAGCATCGCGGAGATACGGGCGATAGCCAATCAAGCTTGGCTTCAAGGGGCAAACGACATGATTACTTTACGTCCGCTTTGCCCTGGCCCCAGAAAGGCGACTCAGTGTCCGTGCCACTTGGATCAACAGCTCCCGTACTCGGGATCGGAACAATCAACCAGTTGTTCCAGGGCACCAGCTCCAGCGTCTACGAAACAGACAACCCCGTCGCCGTAACCTATGATCACATGACCAACGCAGTTGACGGGATCGTCGTGAAAGGCGATGCCAACACCGGCGGCATCCCAGAGATCTATGCAGATCTCACTGAGGCAACAGCCTCAACAATCAACCAGCTCCGTCAGGCGTTTCAGATACAGCGCCTCCAGGAGCGTGACGCCAGAGGCGGAACCCGCTACAAGGAACTCCTGAAAAGTCACTTCGGAGTTACCTCACCCGATGCAAGACTAGACCGTCCCGAATATCTTGGGGGCGGTTCACAAATGGTGAACATAAATCCAGTCGCGCAGACCTCAGATACGGTCGAAGGTGAAACTACTCCACAGGGCAACCTCGCTGCATACGGAACTGTCTCCGTCAACGGTCACGGTTTCACAAAATCATTCACGGAACACGGATACATCATCGGCATGGTCTCCGTTCGTTCCGACTACACATACCAGCAGGGCCTCAACCGCATGTGGTCCAGATCCACACGCTACGATTTCTATTTTCCGGCACTCGCGCACCTGGGGGAGCAAGCCGTACTCAATAAGGAAATCTATCTCCAAGGTACTTCCGAAGACGAGGACGTCTTTGGCTATCAAGAGCGAAGCGCAGAGTACCGTTACAAGCCCTCACTGATTACATCGAAGTTTCGATCCGTTCGAGAAAACGGACTCGATTCCTGGCACCTTGCTCAGGACTTCGACTCACTTCCTGCACTCAGCACGGAGTTCATAACGGAGAATCCACCGATCGACCGCGTGATTGCGGTCCCAACGGAACCTCAATTCTTGTTCGACGCCTACTTCAAACTCAAATGTGCAAGACCGATGCCGCTCTATGGCGTGCCCGGTCTGATCGATCACTTCTGATGCCGATCCCCGCACACCTCACCCCAGAGGAGAGAGCATTTGTTCTCTCCCACTGGCATCTGCCAGAAAAACAGTTCGACCAGGAGCTGCAGCTCTTTCGGGAGAAACATCCCCGGCCCGAGCCGGAACCATTTATCAAACGGGAGCGAAGCGACCATGCCGAAGGCATATAAGCGAAGCGCAACACCGAGCCCGCGAGGTTCTTACTGATGGCTGTCCCAGCTTGGCTGGCATCATCAGCCCCATCAATCATCTCAGCCGGAGCCTCCATCTTCGGAGGACTCCTATCCGACAAAGGCCAAACAAGCGCCAACGAGACGAACATGTAAATCGCCCGGGAAAACCGGGCATTCCAAGAGCGTATGAGCAACACGGCGTACCAGAGAAGCACAGCGGATCTAAAAGCCGCAGGCCTCAATCGCATCCTAGCGCTGGGAAACCCAGCAACGTCACCATCCGGCGCCATGGCCGTAGTCCAAAACGAAAAGAAGGGGATTGGGGAAGGCATTCCCAAAGCAACCAGCTCCGCGATAACCGCGCGCATGCGCATGCAGGAGCTGGAAAATCTTAAAAGAGCTGGCGATCTTCTAAACAGCCAGCAATACAAAACCAGGGTCGAAGGCCAGAACGCCGAGATCCTGGGAAACAACCTCGGCGAGCAGCTCCGCGCTCAGATCGCCGAGATGAACGCACGCACCGGCGTCGCCAACGCCCAGGGCATAATTCAGGGAGCGGAAGCGAACTTCTGGGCAAACATGCCCGAGGAAATCAAAGCCCTTGAAAAGGCTTACCCCATGTTGGCACCCATGTTCCAAGCAATGGGACGCGCGATCAAACCGCGCTCACCCAAACTAAAAGTCATCCAAACGAGGAAACCATGAAAGCGCACACCCACCCATTCAAGGCACCGAAGGTCCGTAACGCATTCTCGATCATTGAACCGGTGAAGTTGCACTTCACCGAGCCCTCCATGACCAAGCAGTCATTCAAGGATGAATGCGATGTAAATCAGATTCTCGCCAGATTCCAGCGCACAGGCGTTGTAGATCATCTGGCGAAGCACGAAGCCCGCTACGGCTTCGCAGACAGCGTTAGCTACCATGAGGCTCAAAACCTCGTTGCAGAGGCTCAGAGCATGTTTAACGAGCTCCCAGCGGCAGCTCGCGCGGAGTTCGACCACGATCCCGCAAAATTCCTCGATTTCGTAGACAATCTCGACTCCGAAGACAAGCTTAAAAAGCTTCGTGATCTCGGACTCACTTCCGAGCTTCGCTACGGAAAAACTCCTT